CAAGTAATTGATTCAATAGATAGGCGATCCTTCGGGGTCGCCTTATAAATAATTAAAACAATATAAAGATGTTTACATTTCAAAGTATTTGTATCTTCTTTTTAGAAAAGGAAAAAAAATATGAAAAATATAGTAGACCTATCAGAGGTCAAAAATTTATCTCCACAAACATTTAAAAAACCAGCTCAGTATGAACACTTAGGTGTTGAATTTTCAGATCAACCTAAATGGATTGAATTTAATCTAGTTAGACGAGCTGATAGAGCAGAAAATAATTCTGGTAGACCAAGACAACACACGCCAGCAGAGTTAAAAACTTTACAAGATTCTTTTGCTGATGGTGTGCAAACATGGCAAGAGTTACCTATAGTATCAGAGACTATTGATCCTGATGTCAATAAAAATAAACCATATAACTTAGAGGTAGGTTTTGGTAGAACTAATGCTATCAGTTCTAATGGTCAAGATGGCTATTGGCATTGGGTTGTTGAAGGAACACAAACACAACTAGACGACATGGCTGCTTTTGAGAATACACAGAAACTATTAGATACAGAATTTCAAACAGGTGAAGAAGGTATCGAACATCACTTGAAGGAGTTGATAGAAAAAAATGCTCTAGCAAATGATGAAGAAGAAATAGAAAAAAAAATAAAAAGTGTATGGCCTGGACTGAATGCTAAATCTAAAGGTAGAATATTATCTAATGTGAAAAATCAGAAAACAAAACCGAGACAATATCAAACATACAATGCTGAAGATATTAAGATATGGTTATCTGAAACTGCTGCTGTGTCATTTGTTACTGGCGGTAATTGGGATTCTACTAGAAACAAAGTAGGATATAGTGCTGTAAATATGTTAGACCCTTGGATAAATGCTTGTATGCAATATGCTAAAACAGGTAAGAAATCTTATGTGGTATTAACCGTAAAAAGTCCTGGTGTTAAATCAACATTACAAACGAAAAGACAAGCACACATAGATAAACTGGATGAGTATGAAAGTTCCTTTAGAAAATTAGGCATGAAAGTTATGCCACTTGAAATATTAGGTTTCATGCCACAGGATAATATTAATGAGGATATGAGATATCTAGTGAACATAAATGGTGATAGAATTATTTAATTATTTTGAGGGGCCTTGCTTGACAAGGCCCTTTGATTATGTTAGAATATCATAAACAACAAATGAAGGTGAAATTTATATTATGAAACTAAATCAAAACACACAAAACATTCTAAAAAACTTTTCTGAGATTAATACAAATATATTAATCAAACCAGGAAAAGAATTGAATACAATATCTACTATGAGAAATATATTTGCTAAGGCAAGTATAGATGAATCATTTGATACAGAGTTTGGTATCTATGATCTCAATGAGTTTCTTGCAGTAGTATCAAGTTTAAATAAACCAGAACTATCTTTACAAGATAAGTTTATGACTATATCTGCTGAAGGCAGTAAGTCAAAAGCAAAATACTTTTATTCTGATCCGTCAGTTCTAGTATCGCCAACTAAAGAAGTAAATATGCCAGAAGCAGAAGTTACTTTTAGTTTATCAGAATCACATCTTAGTGAACTAAAAAAGATGGCTGCGATTTTGAAAACACCTGATCTTGCGTTAGTAGGAACAAAAGGCGGTGATATCGTATTAAAAGTATGTGATAAAAAGAATGATACATCTAATAACTTTGATATCGTTGTAGGCGAAGGTGCTACAGCAGATTATACTTTCTATTTCAAAGTAGAAAATTTAAAAATGATATCTGGTGATTATGATGTTTCAGTATCATCAAAGTCCATATCTCATTTCAAAAACAAGAAACTACCTATTGAATACTGGATCGCTCTTGAGCCAGACAGCACAATCAATAAGTAATTTAAATTATATAATGAACGGAGTGAAATATGAACACAGACTTTTTATGGGTCGAAGAATATAGACCTAAGACTATTGATGATTGTATATTACCAACATCACTAAAAACATTATTCAAGTCCTTTATCAAGAAGGGCGAACTATCTAATCTATTATTTTCAGGCACACCAGGCATTGGTAAAACCACAGTTGCAAAAGCATTATGTGAAGAATTAAACTGTGATTGGATCATGATAAATGGTTCTGAAGAAGGTGGTATTGATGTATTAAGAAACAAGATTAAAAACTTTGCTTCTACTGTATCACTATCAGGTGGTAAAAAAGTTGTAATCTTAGACGAGGCAGATTATTTAAATCCACAATCTACTCAACCTGCATTGAGAGGCTTCATTGAGGAGTTTCATGCAAATTGTAGATTTATTCTTACTTGTAATTTTAAGAATAGAATAATCGAACCATTACATAGTAGATTCTCTAATATAGAATTTAGAATTAATCCTAAAGATAAACCTAAACTTGCAAGTAAACTATTTGAGCGATCTGTACACATTCTCAAAGAACAAAATGTAGATTATGAAGATAAGGTTCTTGCAGAATTAATTAAGAAACATTTTCCTGATTTTAGAAAACTGATAAATGAGTTACAAAGATATTCAGTAAGTGGTACAATAGACGCTGGTATTCTTGTAAATGTATCTGATGAGAATCTAAAAACTTTAGTATCACATCTCAAAGGTAAAGAGTTTGGTGATATGAGAAAATGGGTTGTCAATAATCTTGATAATGATCCAGTTAAAATCTTTCGTAAAATTTATGATAGTATGTATGACAGTTTACAACCAGAAACTATACCTCATGCTGTTTTAATTATTGCTGACTATCAGTATAAATCTGCTTTTGTAGCAGATCAAGAAATTAACTTGGTGGCTTGTCTAACTGAACTTATGTCCCAGGTTAAATTCAAATGAGTTACGAACTAAAAGAATATCTAAACGCCATCAACTTTACTAAAAAAGATTTGATGAAATCTGAAGATGAGTTATGGCAGAAAAAGTATCCTGCATTTATCGTAAATAAATTATTGTCTGCTTTTTCAGACACCATAATGTTTGTCAACGAGATGAATCGAAATCATTTCTTAGACAAAGATATGCAATTTCAATTTCTACTAAATAGTATTAGAACTAAGAAACGGTATAGTCCGTTTTTAAGGGCGAGTAAACTAAAAGAAATTGAGTGTGTAAAAGAGTATTATGGTTATAGTAATGATAAAGCAAAAGCCGCTCTTGATATACTCACCAAAGATGAGATAAAAATCATCAAGGAAAAATTATATAAAGGTGGGACAAAATGAACGAATTAGATAATAATTGGCATCCAGAAAAAATGTTGGAAGTTCAATTAAAAGAACCAGATGACTTTTTGAAGGTTCGTGAAACACTAACTAGAATTGGTGTTGCCTCTAGAAAAGATAAAAAATTATTTCAATCATGTCATATTCTACATAAACAAGGTAGATATTTCATAGTGCATTTCAAAGAACTATTTGCATTAGATGGTAAAGAAGCAAACTTAACTGACAATGATATTGAAAGAAGAAATACAATTGCTCAACTATTAGGTGATTGGGGATTGATTGCTATAATTAATACTTCAGTTGCTGAAAATAAAGCACCGTTATCACAAATTAAAGTTTTATCATTCAAAGAAAAAGGTGAATGGGATCTACAAGCAAAATATAACATAGGTAAAAAAGTAGAAGATGAAGGCACCGAAGTTTAGAGATTTTATTTCTGAAGCACCAGAGAATGGTAAATATAAATTACTTGTAATCACAGATGAGCCAGAAAAGGCAAAAACATTTCATACAGCAGATAGACTAAGAGAAGAAGCAGAAAAGTTAGGTTGGAAATATTACCTATATAAGTTAACAGGTGGTTATACAACCAGTCCTGAAGGCTCTTTAAGACTTCATAATAAAGATGATGAAAAAGGTTTTGAAGTATCAGGTGCAGACACAGTAGCAATCATTCGTGGTTCTGTAACTAGAAAAGATAGTTGGATGGATATAGTATCACTATTAGAAAAACATAGTGTCTGTGTTGTAAATAGTAGAGAAACAATTAGTGTTTGTGCTGACAAATATAGAACATCATTAAGACTTGCAGATTATGGTGTCAAACAACCAGTAACACATTTAGTAAATGATCCTGAGAACTCTGAACAGGCATTTGAAAACTTAAATACACAATATCCTATCATACTTAAAACACTAAGAGGGTCAAAAGGTGTAGGTGTTTTATTTATAGAATCAGCAAAAGCATTAGATAGTATTGTTCAGTTGATACATAAACAAGACGAGGACGCTGATTTACTTTTACAAGAATATATTAAAACAGATTATGACGCCAGAGTTTTAGTATTGGGTGGTAAAGTTTTATCTACAATGAAACGACCTGTAATCGAAGGCGACTTTAGATCGAATGTATCACAAGGTTCTAAACCACAAAAACTAGAACTAACAGAATTAGAAATAGAAGAAAGTTTAAAGGCTGCAAAAGCAGTAAATGGTTTATGGACTGCTGTTGATTTTATACCTAGTAAAAATAGAACAAAAGAACCACCATTTATTATTGAAGTAAATTCATCACCTGGCACAGAGGGTATGGAAGAAGCAACTGGTCGTAATATTAGTAAAGAGATATTAGAGTTTTTTGCTGATAAAAAGAATTGGGTCAAAGTGCCTAGT